GGCGGTCTTTTTTTCGTGCCATAAAACCAGGGCGATTATCACAGCCAGACAGGCAGAAAGCAGTGCGCAGGATATGAAAACATAGTATCCCCATTACGGTAATTAATCCCACATCTATTCCCACTCCTCAATCTTTCTTTATTCCAGCTTTATCAATCAGCAGGAATCAGGAATGGATTGAGACGCATAAACATAAACATGAGACCGACCCCTGCCGGGGCAAAGGAGAGTGAACCAGATGGCAAGGCCGACAGGTCCGATTACGGCCCGGATTGAGAGCTTCATCCGGATGGAAGCCAGAGGAGAACCAGCCGATGATATTCTGAGGGAAATATTCCATCTGGACCCGGAAACTTGTGATCCAAAGGAAAAGAACAAAGCATATCAGCAGATGTATCGCTGGCGGCATCGGCCTGATGCTGATGCTATTTGGCAAGATGAGTTGAAAGCTGTTGTTCGGCGCTGTGTTCCGAATGCAGCGAACCGCATCAGGAACCAGATAGACAGCAGTACGGAATGGTTAGCCAACAAGGCTGCCAATGATGTCATAACGTTGGCCGGACGGATCGGTGTTATCGGAACAGAAGAGAAGGCGCTGACCGTCCAGGTGACCGGAATGCCGGACATTGGATCGCCTGATGAAAATGCATAAACGGTCCGAAACGGGTCGAATATGCAGTGATTATGCAGGAAGCATTCTGGAAGAATCTGGTAATAATGGCTGAACCCATTGATCCATAAGGCTTAGAAGGCAATCAGATACTATTCGTGAATCTACGGTTTTACGAATAGTTTACTCCAATACCCTATCCCCCCATCCCCCTTCCCCTGCCGAAAATAATGGAGCGGCCCGCCCCGCCAGCCGCCCCGGCCAGGGTCCGACCTGGGGGTGGGGGTGGGTCAGCCGGGACCGGGGGGATCGGAACGTGACTGGGACTCCGGCGGCTCCGCTCCGGTAGAGCGTATAACCTCACCTCCCCAGCATCCATGAGGTGGGGGATTTTTTTGAAAGGAGGGAGCGAATGCCCTCCATCGTGATCAACTACCAACCAACGGCGAAACAAAAAATTTTTCATGCATCGAAGGCGAACGAGATTCTTTACGGTGGTGCTGCCGGTGGCGGGAAGACGAAGGCTCTGATCATGGATGCGCTCTTTCGTTGTCTGAAGAATCCCGGTACAACGGCGGCGATCTTCCGGAGAACGTATCAGGAGCTTGAGGACACGGACATCAAGGAAGCGCAGGCTTCATACCCGGAAGGGATTGCGACCTACAACGCAGGGCGGCATGAATACCGGCTTGTGAACGGGAGCAAGATTCTGTTCCGGCACTGCGAGAATGAAGCGGACCGGTTCAAGTACAGCGGTATTGAAATCCAGTTCCTTTACTTTGACGAGCTGACTTCTTTTGAACAGGTGGTCTATGATTTCATCAAGACGCGCTTACGCGCAAAGAAATCGCTTGGTGTGGTTCCCATTGTGCGGTCTGCAAGCAACCCCGGCAACATCGGTCACGGATGGGTCAAGAAGATGTTCGTGGATGCGGGACCGTATATGTCCATCCAGGAGCAGGAGATTTTCAGTGAGACCCTGCACAAGTCAAAGAAGATCAGAACACAGTACATACCCGCGCTGGCGATGGAGAATCCGTTCATCACTGACGATTACATATTCGAGCTGGAGCAGAAACCGGAAGCGCTTCGGAAGGCGCTTTTGAACGGAGACTGGGACAGCTTTGAAGGACAGGTGTTCAAGGAGTTCAGGAACGATCCGGAACACTACACCGACCGGATGTGGACGCACGTTATCGCGCCGTTCAAGATTCCGCTTGACTGGCCGAGGTTCTTTGCCTTTGACCACGGCTACAGCAAACCGTTTGCCTGCCAGTGGTGGGCGATGGACTTTCAGGGAAGGGCGTACCTTTACCGCGAGTGGCCGGGTGTGAAAGCGCGGCAGGCGAATGTCGGCATGGAACTGACACCGGTGCAGATCGCTGACGGCATCCTTGAGCGGGAGGAAGACGAACGGAAGGACAACCTGAACATCCTGCGTGTGGCTGATCCTGCCATCTTCGACAAGAGCAGGGGTGACAGCGTTGCCGACCAGATGGCACCTGGCTACATGGGACGCAGGCAGGGCGTTGTCTTCAACAAGGGCGATCACGCCCGCCTTCCCGGCAAGATGCAGGTCCATGAGCGGATGCGGTTCGATGAGAACGGCAAGCCGATGATGTATGTGTTCAATACCTGTACGAACTGGATACGCACGGTGCCGACCCTGCCGTATTCACAGAAGAAACCGGAGGATGTGGATTCAGACGCGGAAGACCACGACTATGACGCTACGCGGTATTTCTTCATGGACCATCCGGTCACGCCTGTGAGCAGGCCGCCGAAGGTGTACAGGCCGTATTCCCCGTTTGACGATTGAGGAAGCGCGGCGGGCCAACGTGCGAAAAATAAAAACGAAAGAGGTGAACGCTCCTGCCTCTTTTTTTGTTTTTTGCCCGCCCGCTTTTTTGAGGTGATGATATGACTGAGAAAGAAAGAGAGCTTCAGGAAGAATTCATTCTTGACGATCAGCCGTTAAGCGAAGAAGACCAGGATCTGCTGGAAACCATTTATGACCGGCTGGACATCTTTGAGCAGATGAACCGTCCGTACCACGACAGCGCGAAGGAAGCACGGAAGATCCTGCACATGGAGGACCCCGGTCAGGACGATCCTGTTTCCGTGCTGAAGAACGGCAAGAAGACGCTTCAGCTTCAGACGCTGAAGTCCACCATCAACAACGTGGTGGCAGACCAGATGCTCTCGATGCCGGAAGCGAAGCTGATGCCTGAGACGGCAGAGATGCAGGAAGCCGCCGATGACCTTCAGGACATGGTGCATTACGTTGTGTACTGCGCCAACGACTTTGAACAGATGCACTACCGGCGGTGCGAGGACTTCTACGGTCCCGGCACGGCGGTGACGCAGATCGCCTGGGACGAGGACATGAACTACGGCAGGGGCGAGGTCGCGCTGATCCGCTGGCCGATAGAAGCCTTCCTGTGGGACCCCACTGCGGAGAACATCCAGGACTGCCGTGCGGTCATGAAGGTGAGCTGGCGGCCGCAGAGCTGGTACCGCGAACACTACCCTGATGCCGGGAAGTATGTCGGATGCGACAACGGCACCCACAACAATGTCGGCATGACGGACGGGCAGGAGGACGCGGAACACGCCAGCGATGAAAAGCGGGCGCTGATGATCGAGTACTGGTGGCGGGAGTATGACGCGAAGAAACGCCGGTACACGGTCAATGTCGCGCTGGCTGCCGGGAACGCCCTGCTGGAAGTGAAGCGGAATGTCTACAACCACGGGATGTATCCCTTCGTTGTGGATGTCCACGATCACATTGAAGGCAGCCTTGCCGGTGACGGCCTTGTCCGGGAACTGACACCGATGATGCGGTACATCAACCGGTATCAGAGCTACGTTGACATGAACCTCCGGATGAGTTCCAAGGGGCGGCTGCTTGTGCGGCGCGGTTCCGGGATCGACAAGGAAGCGCTGACGGACTGGGAGAACGATGTGATCGAGGGCGATAACATCACGCCTGACAACCTTCAGTGGTTGCAGAACCAGCCGTTCAACAACATGATCAACCAGGCCATGCTTCAGATGCAGACAGACCTGAAGCAGGATTCCGGCGCGAACCAGTTTACACGCGGCGAGACCACGGGCGGCATCGTATCCGGCAAGGCGATCAACAGCCTGATCCAGGCGGGCGGCAAGGTCGCTTCCATGCGGACCGAGCAGCTGAAGTACGGCTTCAAGCAGATCGTTGAGCAGATCGTCTGGCTGATGTCGCAGTTCTACGATGACAAGCGGGTGGTCATGATCACCGGACGGAAGACGGCGGTGAAGGTGGACACCGAGAAGCTCTTCGGCAAAAAGTCGAAGGGCGCGGTGAACCCGCCGCCATACACCGTGCAGATCGAGGTCTCCAGCCGTGATCCACAGCGGATCGCGAACCAGAATCAGATGTTCATGGAAGCCTACACGATGTCCGCGCAGGCCCAGCAGTTCTTCCCGCTGAGTTCGCTGTTCAATATCCTGAACCTTGACGGCAAGGACAAGATCCTGCCGGTCATCCGGGCGAACGAACACTATCAGGAACAGATGCAGGCGCTTCAGCAGCAGCTGGAACAGATGGGCCAGCAGATGGAGCAGATGCAGGCCGAGAACGAAGGTCTGAAGAACAGGGTCAACAAGACAGCGAATGCGCTGTCTCAGATCAGCGCAAGGAACAGCGGTTCACAGATCCCGCCGAACCAGGCAGGCCCGGAAGGGATGCCGCAGCCGCAGGGCCTTGACAAAGAGAATCCGATTGTGAACGGCGCGGTGAACATGAGCGGTGTTCCGACAGGGGCCGCCTTACCAACTTAAAAGGAGAGAAGGACAATGGCTTACGAAAGAACAGCCGGGACCGGCGGCACACGTAAGAAGAAGACCGTTGAAGATCTGAAGAAAGCCCTGGGCGCGGGTCAAACGAAAACGGTACAGAAATCCGCGATGGACCGGGATATCGCTGCAAGAGCGAACCAAGCGAGAAAGAAGCAGGCGATTGACCGGAACATGCAGCGCCTTCAGAATGCGAAGCGGCAGAATCAGGGTTACGGTACGCCTATCGATACCACGCCGCAGCAGCGGGGCGTTGACAGCTGGATGAAGGACAAGCGCAACGAACAGCTGACGAGGAACCGGAAGAGCGAAGCCGCCATTGAAAAGCCGGTCAAGAAGGCACAGAAGCTTACTGCCCAGCGCCGCGATGTGATCAGTGATAGGCTTGTAAACCGGGATGTGCAGACAGGATATAACCGTAATGCGTTGCGTGCTGATAATGTTGGAAGCAAGAATGTGAACAAGATTACACGCAGCAAGCAAACAACGCCTGCCAACAGGAATGAGAATTCCCAGCGCAGGGCGCTGATGGATGAGAAGTCCTCCCGGCAGGAATTGCAGAAGGCGCTTGAGAAGCCGAAGTCGGTCACCGCGAGGAAGCGGGAACGGAACGTGATCGACCAGACCCCGGAGGAAGCCGACCGCAAGATCAAGGTCAGCGGCTGGAACAAAGAGCTTGGGGAAGACCTGAAGAAGACGAAGCCGTTCACGAACAACCTTGTCGAGCGGGGAAAGGGCGAGAAGAAAACGCCTGCCCGCGCCGGTATGAGCGATGAGAAGAAGATCGAAGCGATCAAGCCGCAGTCCCAGCGGGCGAACGAACGGAGCGCCGTGATGGGAGACAAGGCCGCGAACAGGGATAAGCAGAGCGATGAAGAATACCGCAGGCGCATTCGGGAACAGCAGTACCAGTATGACGCGATGAAGAAGAAGCAGAAGAAGGAAGCGAAGCTGAAGAAGACGAGCGGAACGAAGAAGCATGAGGCTTCAGCGCAGAAGATACAGGCCGCGTTCACTTCCACCGGAGACAACAACAAGAAAGCGAAGACGAAATCCGGAAGCAGTTCCAGCAAGAAGAAGAACAAGAAAAAGAAGAAGGGTTAATACATGGCATTGACCGCCGCGTTTTCACGGCGGTTTTTGTATAAATCACTTCCGCGCCGCGTTTTCACGGACGGATGAAAGGAGAATTCCTTTGTACGAAGACGAGACCATGGTCGAAAATGAAGACTTCGATACTGAAGCGGACGACACGCTTCCTGAAGGCATCGAAGAAGAGGACGAGTCCGAAGAAGAAGACCTGACTTCCATTGACGATGGAGAAGAATCGGAAGAGGAAGAGCAGGCCGAAGACGAACCGCAGGAACAGCAGGCCACTGAACCTGGGTGGATCAAACAACGAATCAGCAAAGCGGTGAACAAAGCTGTGGCGGCTGCGCTTGCACAACAGCAGGCAGAGTTCGACAAGCAGATGGCACCGCTCCGGGAGAAGATGCTGAACGATGAAGCGAGGGAGCTGGTGCGGCAGGGAGAGTTCAAGTCCCTTGACCGCGCAAAGGAATACCTTCAGCTCAAGCAGGGCGTAACCCCGCAGGCTCCGGCTGTACAGCAGCAACCCCGGAACGATCAGGGGCAGTATGCTCCGAAGGAAGATCCGGTGATGGCAACCCGGATCGATATGCTGGCTCATCAGGCAGACACGATCCGCGATGAGATGGGGATCGATGTCATTGACGCGATGAACCAGGATGAAGACATCAAGGACGCAATCAAGAACGGCGAGATGGATTTCTACGATGTTGCCAAGATGATGAGTCAGCCGAAATCCAGACGGGCGCCGTCACCCATGCGCTCCCCCAACGGAGCCAGCGGTGTGAACAACAACTCAATCATGTCCATGAGCGATGAACAGTTCGCACGGATGGAAAAGAAAATCTCTGAGGGGGCGCGCTTTACTTTAAGATAAGGAGAGTGCAAACCTATGCCTACCGCGAATACGAATTATTCTTATGACTCCGGCATTGCGCCGACCCTGCTGGAATCCTACCTTCAGCGCCGTGCGCTTGAAAACGTACAGCCGAGCCTTGGCTACCTGAATGACGCGCAGATGATCGAGCAGCCGAAGAACAACGGCAAACACGTTAAATTCTTCCGCTACACCGAACTGCCCGCGATCACCAAACCCCTGTACGAAGGCGTTACCCCGGACGGCCAGAAGCTGACCGAGACCGCGTTCACCGTGATGACCAAGCCTTACGGCGGCTACATGGAATTCACCGATGAACTGGATCTGTTCCATGTGGATAGCAAGACCCAGGCGATGTCCGACCGGCTGAACCGTCAGGCCCAGCTGTCCATCGACACGGTCGGCCGCGATGCCATCTGCGCCGGTCTGAACGTAATGTTCCCCGGTGCCGTGACTGCCCGCGCTTCCGTTGCTTCCACCGACAAGATCTCCTACGCGCTGATCAAGAAGGCGGTCCGCAACCTGAAGAAGAAGGGCGCACAGCCTTTCGCCGATGGTTTCTTCCACGCGAAGATCGACCACGACACCTACTACGACATCAGCCAGGATTCCCACTGGATCAATGTCGCGCAGTACCAGAACGACCGGCGCGTACAGAAGTACGAACTGGGTACCGTGTACAATGTCAAGTTCTTTGAGGTTGACAACGGCAAGGTGTTCAGTGCCCAGAGTTATCTGTACGACACCACGGGTTACCTGACTGCCGCCGCCACCTATGACATGACCACCCGGACGATGACCATCGCCGAGACCATGACCGAGGATGTGGCGCGTGAGCTGACCGGCAAACTGGTGTATGTGAACCGCAGTACCACCTACAACACGCTGATGTGCATCGAGCGCATCTATCCGTCCGGCACGGCGAACACGACCAAGGTTGTGTTCCGCTGGAATCCGTCCGCGTCTGAGGGCGCGAACTGGACTACCGGCAATAACACCTACATTAAACCCACCGGCGGCGGCAACAGCTGCGATGTCCACGCCACCCTGATCTACGGCCAGAATGCCTTCGGCATGGTCAAGCTGGGCGGCAAGGGCAAGCCGAACATCCAGATCATCGTGCATCCGGTCGGTTCCTCCGGTTCCACCGATCCGCTGAACCAGCGCGGCACGGTTGCCTGGAAGGTTCCGCATTTCGCCTGCGCGGTTCTCCAGGACGATTTCATTGTCCGGATCGAACACGCCGTCAGCGATTAAGACGCACCCTGGGAGTATGGAACCTCCACATGCTCCCGTTGTTTTCCTCCTCCTGTGGCCGCCTGTACGCATCAGGCGGTCACACTTTTATATGTGCCGTGGAATGAAGCCATGTGAGGTGCAAATCCTTACCGGCACGATTATGCGAAAAAGAATAAGGAGATGACACTCATGGCTGTTAGAATTCTGAAGCGGGAACCGCAGCTGGACGATATCCATTATGTTGAGGCGTATGGCAACAGTTTAGATGACAAGCCGACAGGGTTTGCGACCGGAAGCGTTTTTATCGAAGTCGATACCGGCAAGGTATATCTCTATGATGAAGATGGTGCCGCGTGGTACGAGGTAGGCGGCACGGAACCGGCGGGTGGTGGCGATGAGTGACACCGGCAAAATTATTGCTCTGGCGAAAGCTGTGGCCGGAGCTGAAAACGCTTCTATTGAGACGGATGTTGAGAATTTAAAGAGCCAAATAACGCAGAAAGTGGACAAGTCTGCGCTTGGCAATGCAGGTATCACAGCAACATCATATACCACAAAATTCGGTGGTGAGTTTAGTGTAACAACGGCATCGGATCAGGATTGGTTAAGTCCTCATGCGTTGGCAAGTGTAACAGGCAGAATCTATAAAGAATATAAATACAGAGTCACTTTCAACGGCACAGAGTATATTCTTCCGCAAAGGCTGTGGTATAAAAAATCAAGTACTGGGCTTAAAGTATTCGAATACCTTGGAAACTTAAACCTATGGATATCTGACATAAGTGGGGTACCTTCTGGAACAGATAACGTACCGTTCTTTATTGTGTCAGATTTGAACAATAATAATTCTATTGATGTTTTGACTCAAACAGCAGGAACATATACGATTAAAGTAGAGCAGATTAATTATACAAGTTCAAAACTTCCAGATGTATTAATTTATGGTGACGAATATTCACCTATAGAAAAAGCAGAGTTAACAACAAGTGCATTTAATGGTATTTCAATAGGTGTTAATGAATTACAAAATAAGCGAGCAACAACGGCTGTTGGATATGGAAATGAAATAACAAATGAATTTGCAATTGCTATTGGTGTAACTAATGAAATAAGTGGAATTAGTGGTCTTGCAATCGGAGAGAGAAATGTTGTAAGTAATAGATACTCAAAAGCACTTGGGTATGATTGTATCTCAAGCGGGGAACATTCACTTGCAACAGGTGCAGGGACAACAGCATCAGGGAATTATTCACTTTCACAAAACTATAACACCGTTGCGAGTGGCAACGAAGCACATGCTGAAGGATATGGAACAACCGCATCCGCACAGGGAGCACACAGCGAAGGTGGAAACACAAGTGCATCCGCAAACTGGGGTCACGCTGAAGGTTTGAGGAGTGTTGCATCAGGAAACAGTTCCCATGCACAGAACAAAGATACACTTGCTGATGGTTATTATATGACCGCATTGGGAAATTCAAATGTCGGTTCTACTGCATATACGGCATGGGTGGCAAATACTTCTTACGCAAAAGGTGATAGAGTAACATACAATAATAAAGGCTATGAGTGCAATACCGCAAACTCTGACGCATCTTTTACAAGCAGTAAATGGATTCTGCTCCCGTCAAACTGCGATACTGCTCTTGCTATCGGCAACGGAACATCGTCTGAAGCACGATCCAATGCGCTGAAAGTGGATTGGGATGGAAATACAAGGCTTGCAGGAAATGTGTATGTCGGATGCAACGCAGACAGCACAGGCGGAACAAGACTTGCAACAGTAAAAGAAATATCACCTGTTGTATCTGTTAGTGGCAGTACACCGTCAATTACAGGGGTTGCAAATACAAGATATATCTGCGGTGAGTGTTCCACCCTGTCCATTACTGCTCCTGCATCCGGTTGCATTGATGTTCTGTTTGAAAGCGGATCAACTCCTACGGTGCTTACACTTGCAAGCGCAAAAACCGGAGTCACTTCCATCAAGTTCCCTGCGTGGTTTAATTCTGCTTCGCTTGTTGCCAATACAACGTATGAGATTAATATCATTGACGGTGAGTTTGGGACGGTGATGGCATGGACGTGATGAGTATCAGACGGGGGATTATTGAAGCACAGGATGGGTTTATTCCACCGGAGTATGTGAAGTGCGATTACCTGCAAACCATAGGTCATAACGCAAAAATTGATTCCGGTGTAAAGGGTGATGATACTTCATTACGGATTGAATTTGATTGGATGGTCAGCAAAGGAACGGCATCTTCTTGGGGTTCTTATTACGGAATGTTAGGTCAATTATCCGTTTCTGGAAAACAGAGATGGGTAATCATGCGAAACACGTCATCATCAGACCAAAATTGCACATATTGGTTGACATACGCAGGAACCGGAGTCAATTCAACTATTCATCCATTTGGTTCTGGTGTTACTTGTGCTGATAAAAAGATGCACTTTGACATTCGATACGGAACGATAACAATCAATGAAGAGTCCGGATCATCATCAAGCACAAATCCGATGAATGATGAAAACGTATACTTCGGAACAACTTCCCCTACATCGGCAGGTGTTGCAAATCACATCGGCAAGTTTTGGTACATCAAGATGTGGTCAAACAATGTACTGATTCGCAACTATGTACCATGCTATCGCAGATCAGACAACAAGGCAGGATTCTACGATACGGTCAATCACACATTTAATCCATCTATTGGATCTGCTGATTTTGAAGCAGGATATGATTCATAAGAAAGAGAGGTAAACAATCATGGCACGGAACATCTTCATCGTCAACGCAACACAGGTGGTCACTTCTGAACAGAATCCGCAGGGACTTTTCTCTGTGGTATCCGGTTACCCAAAGAACTTTGATTCCCGTTCTTATCCTGCTTCTGATGGCAATCCTAATGGTGACGAAGCGAAAGCCTTGCAGATGGCGAAGTCTGAATACTTCAACCGTCTGTCTGCAAACTACGCATCCGACACCCGTGCGATGTGGACGGTCACGCTTGAGATGGCGAACGGCAGGACGGTCATGGCTGAATCTTTCGGTGCTTTCCCCGACATGACTCCCCCTGCTCCAGAACCGGAAGTCGAACCGGAAGAGCAGTAAGGTTCGGCTTTAAAGGAAATAATAAACACGAACAAGCGGTTGGCAGATCCGATCAAAACTGCCGCTTTTTTATGGTTGGATTGCAGGAGCGATCCTGTTTTTCATAGATAAAAAGAAAGGAGCCTGAACATGGCTGCGACCAAGAAAGAACTGAACGAGGAAATCTTTGATGACGGACTGACCATCCACGCCGCTCCGAAGGAGGAAGGCTACAAGGGACCGATGGTGACCGTGTTCCTTCCCGCACTGGAGGACTCCGGTTCTGCCGGGATCAAGGTCGATCAGTACGAACACGTTACCATCGCGAACGAAGAGAAGGATCATACCTACTATGTCCTGCGCGGGGAACCGGTGGAGGTTCCCGTTCCGGTATTCATCGCGCTGAAGGAAAGGTATCCGAAACTGTGAGGTGAAACAGCATGACCCTGTCGGAGATCCAGGAACAGGTAATGTTCCAGACGAACAATGACGCGGATGACCTGGGTGACTACACGCCGCATATCGATGACTACATCAATGAAGGCTACGACCGGATCGCTGTCGTGTGGGACAGCCAGCACGTTCCGTCCACGGATTATCCCGCGCTGGAGAACGGCACGGATGAGCCGAACCTTCCGGAGTGGATTCACCGCTACATTGCCGACTGGGCAACATGGCTGATCTACCGGAACGGCAACCCGCAGAAACAGCAGAGAGGCCGCGCCTACTGGCAGCACTTCATGGAACTGCTGTCGAAGCTGGCTGACGGCGGCGGGAAGGCGGGCATTGACGAAACGACCGGCGCACAGAAGAAGTATAAGTTCATTATCAATATTCCGAAGTGAGGTGAGGGGCCATGGCATATTTCAGTCTCCATGCCTATGACGCTGATGTCTGGCTGAGAGAATTCCGTGGACTGAACCAGGCTGACGAGATGATGAACCCGGACATCCGGTTCGCGGCTGAAGCGGAGAACGTGGAGACCATCCACGGCATCCTCCAGCCGCAGGCGGCATACGATGTGATGACCGGGCCGACCAATGATCCGGAGGACTGTCCGCGTGTGGAGACATTCGCCTACCTTGCGCGGAGATGGTATGACGGTCCGGGGAGCAATGTCTGGTATGTCTGCTCCGCAGGCGGGAAACTCTATCAGAAGCAGGCAGGACTGTCGGACGAATCGGAATGGACGGAGATCGTTCTTCCTACCGGCGTGGATGCATTCCAGAGCAGCCGGTGGAGCTGGGTGACCTATGAGCAGGAGATCGATACGGACAGTGACGATGAGCTTGATACGACCGTTGATGTCCTGCTGATGAGCAATGAGCTTGACGGCATGATCATGGTGCTACCGCCGGACAAACCGAACACATGGAATGCCGCCAAGAGTGCATACGTTGACTGGGACGGTTTTGCGAACGCAGGAGAGAACGGCACATGGAACGATGTCAGGAGTCCGCTGTGGACATCCGAAATCATTGACAACAGCGTTGACCCTGACGATCCGGATAAACCGAGACAGAACTTCGCGGTGATCGAGCGATTCGGTGAACGGATCTTCGGAGCCGGTGAGACTGACGAGCCTGACAGGCTTGTGTATTCCCGGCCATATGATCCGACAAACTGGAGACCGGCAGACACAGACGAACAGCCGGAGGAAGGGTCCGGGGATGTATACCAGCCGAGCTTTGACGGCGATAAGTTCTTCGCGCTTCGGCGCTTCGGCGATCAGCTGCTGGCCTTCAAGAAGGACAAGATCTGGCGGGTCATGGGATACAACCCAGGCGAGTACACCTTCCATGAGCAATACGGACGAGGCACCCCGTACAGGGACACGATTGCCGTGGACGGTGAGCGGGTTTTCATGACGGACAGGGACGGCGTGTGCGTCTATGACGGCATGAACACGACTTCCTATATGAAGGATTCCGTGGAGAAGATCTGGCGAACGGTGAACAGGGATGCCATGGACCAGATGTGCGCAGTGCTGTTTGAGCGGCGGTACTACCTTGCGTTCCCCACAGGGGACAGCGCGGTGAACAACGCAATGCTGGTGTACGACATGGAAGAGGGAAGCATCCTGTTCTACCCGGACATGAAGATCGAAGCGTTCCTTCCGGCGAACGATGAACTGTTCGCGACAAGCAGTTCGCTTCCCGGCAAGATCCTGCGGATTCACCACAACGCATGGGTGACAGGCAGGGCCAGCGGTTCCGCGACAAAGTGGGTCAGTCCGTGGATGGACTTCGGATACAAGAGCATCCAGAAGGGCGGGTTCGATTTTTACTTCCTGCCTGAAGTGAAGGACACTGCGGTGGAGTTCACGATCACGATGCAGACGGAGAAGAAGCGGAAAACGAAGACCTATACCTGTAACCCGCTGACGGAAGAACAGCTTGCGGTGCCGAAGGAGCATAAGGTGAAGCGCCTGCACTTCGGCGGTGCCGGAAGGAAGTTCAGGCTGATCCTTGAGACGGCAGAAGGTGTGACCGCGCCATGGCGCATTGTTGGCGGGCTTCACCTGATTGTCGAGACCGATCCGGACTGAGGTGATTAGATGGCTGAGACAAAACGCCAGCATGAAGCACTCCGTGTTCCGCAGGGATGGGAAGGACAGGCGAAGGCGCTGATCATGCAGCTGGAGCGGATACTGACACAGCTGTATCAGATCACGGAGAAGACGGATAACGACCTGAAGGAAACGAATGAAAACGTTGTTTCTTTGATTGACAATTTCGGCATTCCGACATCAAACCTTCATGGGTATCTCAGGAGAAAGACTGTTACATACACCAATAAAACAGTTCCGTCTGACGGGTATCTTCAAATTGATTCATACACAGGTCTGGAGTTGTCGAACTCCGATTATATTGTGTCCATGAATATTCGCGGATGGGTCGGTTTCGCGAACAAGGTCGCGTACACGATTGTGAAAGGATCAGACGGTACGAAGATTTATATTGTAGGGACACCCGGTTCGATATCCAGCATTACAGTTGAATACTTTGTATGGTCCGGATATGTGAACACTTCGATTTAACAAGGAGGTACGCCATGGCTACATATACAACCAACCTGAACCTGAAGAAGCCAGCCGGGACTGACACGGCTGACATCGGGGATATCAATGACAATATGGATATCCTTGATGCGGCTGTGAATAACTGTGTGAAATACAGCGCGTCTCAGTCTCTTACTTCAAGTCAGAAGACACAGGCAAGGACAAACATCGGCGCAACAAGCGCGGCTGATGTCAACAGTTCTATGACTGTCGTTGAGCAAACCATATCATCTATTTCATGGGATAAAACTTCATACGATATACCTGTTGCGGAAGGTAATTACTCTGTATCTTTAACAGGACATACGCCCATTGCCATTGTCGGATGGAAATGCGAATTTACTCCGATTCCCAACTTTAAAGATATACATCATTTTATGTGTCTCAACAGGCTGTATCTTTCAAGCAACAAAATTCATTATGAAATAGCATTAACGGAAGATAGAGGTTCGTTTTCTGGTGTGACAACACTTAAAGTATTTGTGCTTTACAAAAAGAATGCATAATAACAAGGAGATGGTTCTATGAAACTGAAGGGAAACTACTCAGCGGACACAAGCTACAGTCCGGGGGATGTCGTTGTGTATGACAATGTGGTCTATTACCTCCAGTATCCGGAAATTCCCGGTTCCACGCCGAAGGACACCCACTGCTGGGGACGGCTGAACCAGCCGCTGGCTGAAGCGGTCATGCTGATGATGGACGCGGTCGGCATCGCGAACGACAACGCGGCGGCCAGGACACAGGCAGAGATCGAGAAGTACTTCCTGAACGACCAGACGCTGATCCTGAAGGCGGGCGAAGATGACGCGGTCACTTCCTACGCGATCACGGTTGACGATTCCGGTGACACGCCGGAGCTTGCGGTGGAAGAGATTGTCGAGGATGACGAAGAGGAGGCTGAGACCTGATGGCAAAGTGGTATAACGCGTATCTGACCGGCAATGAAAAGCGGAAACAGGTCGGACAGAAGGGAATCACCGCGAGGCGCAGGAAACAGCAGGCATCTGCTATTTCGCAGGATATCAGCAATTCCGGTATTGTCCGTGGGAGCAAAGGCAACCAGACTGAAAACGCCGGGAGCAACAGCGACACAAGGAAGCTCCTTGAGCAGGCCCTGAGAAAGAAGACGGGCAAAGGAAGGTGATCGGTATGGAATGGTGGGCATTTGCCGCATCCGTTGTGACGGCTATCTGCGCCCTGATCGGCACCTATCTGAGCAACAGGAAACAGACCGCCCTGATGGATTACAGACTGAAACAGCTTGAAGACAAAGTCGGAAAGCACAACAACCTTGAAGGACGCGTGATCGTTTTGGAAACCAAGATGAACGACCTTCACGCGGGATAAGGAGAATGAATATGATTGACTGGAAAAAGAAACTGACGAGCCGGAAATTCTGGGCGGCTGTATGCGCCCTGGCAACGAATCTGATCATCGTCTTCGGCGGGACGCAGGAAGTCGCGGTACAGGTAACCGCGCTGATCATGGCCGGTGCGGCGGTGATCGCCTACATCATCGGCGAGGGCCTTGTGGACGCGGCGGGCGCTTCGACCATCCTCCTGCCTGAAGAGGATGAGCAGGATGAAGAACCGGAAGAACAGGAATGACACACGGCCCGTTGGTTTTCTGCCAGCGGGCCTTCTTTCATATCAAACAGTATATGCCCTTCATTATCACAGTACGCCCCTGAAAACGCGTTTCAGCCGTGCGGACGATTAAATTTACATACGGCAGGAACACATGGCTTAAAACGCATTTTAACGAAGAATATAAACGCAGGCTCCGAAGTAATTCGGAGCGCTTTTTTAATAAGGAGATGACGGCATGGAACGATGGAAACCGATCCCTGAATGTTGCGGAAGGTATGAAGTCAGTGACCTTGGCCATGTCAGGAATGTTAATACGGGTCAAGTTTTGAAACCGAGGAAAACGAGGACGGGATATCACAGGATTCATGTTTCTGTCAAAGGTGGAAGAATTGACTTATACATCCATCGGTTAGTTGCTGATGCTTTCTGCGAACATCCGGAAGGGTGCGATGTTGTTAATCATCTTGATTGCAATAATCAGAATAACAAGGCAAGCAATCTTGAATGGACAACTCAGGAAGACAATGTCCTGTATGCCATGGATCGTGGAAGAATGCCGAATTTTCCAAATTGTATTCCTGTTATCGGAGAAAAGAACGGATCTGAATTCTGGTTCCGCTCTGCCAATGAAGCAGCGAGAAAAGTAGGATGCGATAGCAGAAGCATTTCAAAGTGTTGCAAAAGCAAACATAAACACTCTCACGGATACACATGGCGTTATGCGGAGGTGGCAGTATGATTAATGCTAATGCGCTGATAGAGAAATTCCGATATGCCCTGGATAATAAGTATGGATATGTCTGGGGAACAGCCGGTGTGCAGTGGACGCAGGCGAAGCAGAAACAGAAGGTTGACTACATGGTCAGCAAGTACGGATCATCCTGGCAGAAGAACAGCGAAGCGAAGAGCGACAACTACTACAACGCGGCGGTGTATGGAAGCAAGTGGATCGGCCATTACGTTGCTGACTGCTCCGGCCTTTTTGTATGGGCGTTTAAGCAGCTGGGCGGTTCGATCTACCACGGATCGAATTCGATCTATGACAGGTACTGCACGAAGAAGGGCAAGCTGACGGACAGCCTGAAGAAAACGATCCTTCCCGGCACGGCGGTGTTCACCGGCGATGAGAAAAAGCACGGACATATCGGCCTGTATGTCGGCGGCGGGAAGTGCATTGAAGCAAGCGGTACCCAGGCAGGGGTATGCACAAGCAACCTGAGCGCCGGGAAGTGGACATACTACGGGGAACTGAAGGATGTTTCCTATTCAGAGGAAGCAAAGGAACAGGCTCCTGCTCCGGCTCCCGCGACAGGCAGTACGCTTCCCACACTGAAGAAGGGAAGCAAGGGCGAGTATGTCACGCTTCTTCAGACGAAGCTTGCGAACAAGGGATATGACCTTGGCAGCTACGGTGTTGACGGCGATTTCGGCAAGGCAACGGAAGCCGCCGTGAAAAAGTTCCAGAAGGACAACGGCCTGACCGCTGACGGGATTGTCGGCGCGAAGACTTGGGCGGCGCTGGAGCAGGATACAAAGATGCAGTATTACACCGTGATCGTAAGCCATCTGTCCGAGTCACAGGCGCAAGCCCTGGCGGCAATGTACGACCACGCTGAGATAGAGAAAGAAGTCGGATAAGGAGGTCTTAACATGGCGAAGAAAACCACGACAAAAAAGATTCAAAACGCGCTGAACGCCAACGTTACGCCGCAGACACATACGGCTGTCGGTTCAACTCCCGGTTCGTCCGCGACAGGGAATAAAACGGAGAACAAACAGCAGCAGATTGCGACTTATACGCTTTCCGACAACGGCGGGAAACCGCTTGAGCCGGGAACGATCAACGCGCAGAACACGAACAGTACGGTATCCGGGAAGGTGGAAGCCTCTTCCAACCTGACACCAATCGGTTCGCTGACCGGTTCCGGTTCCGGGAACAGCGCGTCTGATTCAACGGCGGCCATCGCGTCCAAGGTGACCGGTCTCGATCAGGATACGATCAACCGGCTCCGGACGAACCTGACATGGACACCTGTCACCGCCGAAGCCAGCCAGGAAGCAAAGGACCGGCTGATGGAAAGCCTGAAGTACACCTATGACCGGCAGGCCCAGCAGAGCAATGAACAGTATGACAGGGCGAAGGTTGCCGCCGATATGCAGGCGCTGAACCGGGGCATGGGTAGATCCTCCTACAACCAGCAGGTGCTTGCGAACTATGACAAGGCGAAGATCAACGCTTCCAATGATATCTACAACGCGATGAACGCCGCCTACGCACAGGGCGTGAACGAGCTGGACAAGGAAGCACTGGAGAACGCCCGGTACAACGCGGAGATGCAGCTGAAGGTCGCGGAGCAGAACCTTTCCAACGAGTTCAATATCCAGAACCTGAACGAAAGCGTGAAGCAGCGCCAGCAGTCGCAGGCGAACGCGGACAGGGATTATGAACATACTGTCAGCCGGGATGCGGTTTCGGATGCGCAGTGGCGTGAATCCACAGATATTCAGAAATCACAGTTCGCCGAACAGATGGATTATCAGAAGCAGAGTGACACGAAGACTTTGCTGGCCACGATCCTGTCTGCGGCTGCGCAGAACGGCGGGAAGGTTTCCGATTCCCTGCTTGAAGCTCTGGGGATCAGCCGCGCTGATTACAACGCCATGAAGAAGAAGAATTCTTCCGGCGGGGGAGGAAGCAACGGCAGCAGAAACCCTAATAACCCCGGGGAGAACCCGGGGGAAGAAGAACCCTACGATTGGCGCGAGGATATTGAGAACAGAAATAAACGGCCCACATATCCCGGCGCTGCCGGTCAGACCGTATATGGTTATACAAAGTAAAATGGGGGTATTGCCATGCCTTTCATCTATGGGAACAAGAAAAAAGAAGACGAAGAGAAGAACAAGCAACAGGCCAAGAAACCCATTGTTAAGCCTGGCCAGCAGAATCAGCAGCCTACTACAACAACGACTCCCAGGCAAAACACGAAGACACCTTACCAACAGAATGTTGCTTCCCTGTATAAATCGAACAACAGCTGGTACAAGGGCGATGAGCCTACGGCCAGCGAAGTATGGGGACAGATTTACAAGGTTAACCGCACTGATCCTTTGGGCGCTCAGAAGATCGCTTCCGGTTTCATGAAGGAGCAGCAGACGCAGGGGTCCAAGTATTATAACCCTTACAGCCGTCCGACCAATCAGGCTGTCAGCATTCTTCAATCCTACGGTATTGATACGAACACGCTGACCGATGAATGGTACGCAAAGAATCAGGAATGGCAGAAGGACCTGCGGTACGGAAGCACATCCAATTCCCCGCTGTCCCCCACAAAGAAAGCAACGGACGCACAGATCGTTGCCTACAATCTGTATCAGTACAGGCATTCCGACAAGGACACGAAGAAGGCCCAGCAGGAAGTGGCTGCTCTCCAGCAGGAGCTTGCCTACAAGGCGAATAATCCGGGAAGCAATGCTACGGATGACGATATCATCAACGGTATTGATTGGAAGAAGTATCCTACGCTGGCAGCGGCTGCTGAAGGAAAGAACCAGGGCAAGCTCACTGAATTCAATGACGCGATCAACTTCACTGAAGATGATATGCGCGGCTGGATCTGGGCTGCCCGGAATGGTATTGACTACGACAACAATACCTATAACATGGCGATGAGCGCCCTGGGTGAAGGCCGCGTATGGGAAGACCGGCCTGACATTGCGGCAAAACTGAATTGGAATGATAAAAGCACTTACAGCCCCTACGAGGTTGGCATGACGCTCGACCCCGATGTTGGGCTTTATTTCGGTGTGTATTCATTCGATCAGGATACCATTGACAAACTGCGGGCAACCATCGATCCGAATGATGAGACGGCCGTGAAGAATTTCCAGAAGGCAGAAGCCGCATGGAAAACCACCCAGCAGGCCCAGGCAGAGCGCGAAAATATTTATGCAAAGGTGGATCGATATATCGATCGTAACATGTCAGAGGATACGATCATCAAGAACATTGATCGCCTTCTTGGCACCAGCGAATATAAAACGCTGGCGGCGATGGACGAATCCATCGAGAATGGAAGCAAGCTTGTCGAACTGACAGGAGCGGTTGATTATAATAAGAAGAAACTGCTTCAGTATATCCATGACAAGATCAACAAGACCGGCGAATTCGGGACGGCTTCCGATATTGCGAACGGTACGCTTTCACCTGCTTCCGGAACTGAACCCGGAATCAAAAAGACGAAGGATCAGATCCAGAAGGAAGCCACTGATATTATCAGGAAACAGCGCATTGAACAGCTGCCCAACGCGGAGCCTGGCGCGGAATCCGAGATTGAAAAGCTTCCCCTTGAAACTGTTGAGAAGGAAGATCAGAGAGAATATAACACCGCTCTTGAACGGTACGATAAATCCGAAATGCGTACCGCGTATGACAGCGTTTATGGCGAAGGCGCCTATGACCGCGATATCGTTGCCGCTGAGAGCGCGTCATCTGCTTCCCAGGCCCAGAAGGATTCTGATCAGTATGTGAATGATACGGTTGATTCCTTTGGGGACAGCTTTACTGCCAGAGAATCTGCGCGGCTGGAAGGATACAGCGGCGCGTCCGATCAGGCACAGGCGATTATTAAGGAAAAGAAGAACAGCTATCTGTCTGGCGCGGAATCCCCGGAAGCGCTTATCAATAGAAACGGTGAAGGCGTAAGGAAGAACTATATTGAAAGCGGCCTGGATGTTTATCAGCGTTGCCTGGATTACGAGAACAAGCTCACTGATCTTGAATATATGCGGTCGCAGCTCAAGACGATTGAGGACCAGCTTGGTGATAAGATCTATGCTGATAAGGTTCAGGATAACAGCTTCACCACCACGATCAATGGCGATCTTTATCGTGTAACGATGTCCCCGGACCTGAGCGAGATTGAAGCTATTGACAATGTGAACAAGAGCGATGTGCCCGTCCCGATCTACGCCAGCTATGGTTTATATGATACTCCTGAAGAATACGATGATGAAACGAAAATCTGGTATGCGATTGAAAACAGCAGTGAAGTAGACGCCTTCAGGCAGAAGTATGCAGAAGAAGCAGGGAAGATACAGGCTGCAAAGGGAATGGAGCTTACCGAAGAAGATCAGAACCTGATGAAGCAGATGCGCCAGATTCAGATCCAAATCGAGGATGATGAGCAGTATATCCGTGATTATAAGAATCAGTATAAGGCTGACACGGATGCCTTCCATAAGATTGCAGAGCGCCGGGATGTGTACATTCAGAATCTGATGGACATGGGCGCTGATACATCTGAAATCGAAACAGATGACGCTGTATTTGACATACTGACCACCTTTACAAAGTACGAAGCTACAAAGTGGGATCAGTATAATCCGAGCTACGCTTATGCCACCAAGATTGCTGATGGTGAGAAGAAAGAAAAGGTCCTTGCTGACGCTGAAACAGAGCATAATGAAATGCTTGAGCAGGCCAAGGATATTGAGTGGATTCGCAATTACTGCCAGAAACACAATATCAATATTCCTGACAACGTAAAGCAGAACATGGACCGTAGGCTTGCAAAGATCAAGCGGGACACAGAGGATTATGAGTATTTTAAGCTTCAGTTCTCTGATGAGTTTGATAAGATAGCCGCCGAACAGAAAGCGAAAGACGATGAAGCTTCCGCATTGTATCTGGCTTCCCATCGTTTGAATAATGAGAGCATGGTTCCCGGAAGTATCTATGCTTCGTTTGGTGGTCTTGACTATTATCTGTCTGATGACGAACGAAACACATGGTATTACCTGAAGGCTCAGGACGAAAAGAACGGAACACACAAGGCTGACGATTATGCCAAGTTTATGACGGATGATACTTACGGTGTGCTTCCGACCCGCGCAACGATTGGCGCTGAAGAAGGTGCCAAAGAATTAACAGGCGCTGCCGGGACGGCCGGTCTTGGATTCCTGCTTGGCAATACTGTTGCCGTTCTTTTATCCCCGTATAATGCTGTTGCCAGCGGTGTATATGCGGCTAAAAATATTCTCACGGGTAAAGAGCTGAATCCGAATTCGCATTATCTTCAGGCGATGAATGTCCGTTCCGCAACAAGGGAACAATCCGCACAGGAGATAAAGGAAACATTCGGGAAACCAATTGTTGATGAGAAAACCGGCAAAGTCACAGGATACGAAGACACTATCCTTTCCAAGCTTGCACAGGGCGGCTATGAAATTCTTACCAATCGTCTTGACAGTGCGATCAATGCTGCTTCGTTTGGATGGATGTTTGGCGGCATAGGTGGAGAAGTTCTTCGCGAATTCCTGAGCGCTGCGCCGATGGGTGTTTCCGCTGGTATGGAAGCTGCTGCCCGCGCAAAAGAAAAAGGTGCTACTGACGCACAGGCTTATTTAATCGGTAGCATCACGTTCTTTGCTGAAACTGCAACAGAAGCGATCTCCCTTGAAAATATGAGCGCCGCGTTTAATACCGGTGCTGGTGCGAAAACGATCAAACAATTCCTGAAGAATTGGTTGACAAAAGCCGGTATCAATGAAATGGCCGGTGAAACTATAAATGATGTTATTGAATACGTTGCTGACTCTGTGATCATGAAAGACATGTCAGAGCGCAGTGATATCATTTATTCTTACCGCGTTCAGGGTTATAGCAAGGAAGAAGCTGAAGCACTTGCGAACAAGGACATGGTCAGTGGGTTCCTTCGTACTGCTCTTATCAGTTATCTTTCTCCCGGCCTTGATATTGTCAGCTATGGTGCAGGCCGTATCAAGCATTATGATGAGAAGACCCAGAAGTATAACAAAGAAAATCCTGACAACAAGAAAACCATACGCCAGATAAGGAAAGAAGTTCTTACAGAACAGAAGGCTGAATTGGCGAAACAGCGTGAACAGGCTCAGAAAGAGCTTGAGGAAAAGAAGAAGCTGGAAGCTGAAAATCCGAATCGTGAGCTGAAACCCATTGACTATGACGCTCTTGAGGAGCGGTACGGCCAGGGCGAAAGCTGGAAAGCCCAGCAGGAAGCAAGAAATCTTGAGCAGGAAGAACAGCGCAAGAAGAAGGCCGCCAGCAACATCATCGATTTTGAAGTGCTGGAATCCGCAAAGACATATGACAAGGCCGGGAAGAACTCTGCTGTTGCCGCTGTTCTGGATGAAGGGTCCACGCAGGAAGAAACGGATAGGGCGAATGCTGCCGCAACGAATCTTCAGAATGTTTTCGGTCAGGAGACAGAGGTTGCCGGTGAAGTACAGGATCTTCTTATCGGTGCGCAGGTTGCCAATGTTGATCCGTCTTCTGTGAAGAAGGGCCTTCAGTACGCTGCTCTTGGTGGCGAACAGAGTGCTTGCAGGCAGGTAATCCAGAGCGAAGCATATCAGAATGCAACGCCTGATGCGAAAGCTCAAATGCTTGCAATTGCCGCAGCAAAGGATTCACAGAATCAGACGGTCAATGATAATGTCGCAAAGGCTGTGCATGAAGACCGCGTTGCGAAGAAGATGGGTGAGCTGATCGCCAACGGTGAAGCCGATGATATTAAGCGGGCTGAGGTTGATGTTGAACTTGCCGAAGTTGAAACTCATGACGCTGAAAAGGATCTGAAGACGCAGCAGGATATTGAACAATCCGCAAGGACCGAAATGGAAAGGTCTTCAGCAGAAGCTGTCAATAATCCAAAGGATGATGGTCTTGGCAAGGTTGCTGACATGGCGCTCGACAAGCTTCTGCACATGGCTGAAGTTACACGGCAGTACAAACAACACCTTGAAAAGGCGCGTCAGAAAGAAGCCGCCGCAAGGCAGAAGGCTGAAGATATCAGGCAGAAGACGCTGACAAAGCTCCGTCAGAATGCTGAAGCGATGGTCGCACAGGAAGACCAGGCGAGAGCGCAGCAGGCTGAACAGGCGCGTGTGGAAGCGGAACAGCAAGCGGCTGAACAGGCAAAGCAGAAACAGGCACAAAACGAAGAGGAAGCTGCTGTAGAAAACGAGATTAAGACAAACCGTGAACAGTATATTCGTCAACGACTCCAGGAATCCGGATATACCGGTGAAGCGCTTGAAAAACAGGTAAGGCGTGTAATGGGGTATGCTGACCAAAAGTCCAGGGGTGAAGAGAATACAAGCGCAAAGCTGTTTGAAAAAGACGGCGATAAATTCCTGCGGAAGATTTCCAGAATGACAGGTATTACATATGAGATGCAGGACCTTGGCAATCCGCTTACCAATCGCGGCAAAATCATTGACCGGAATCATATGATCCTGAATTCCAACCTGACAAGAGGACAGGCGCTTGTCGAAGCAGCTCTGCATGAAGTGACGCATGGATTAGAGAACACAAAAGCATACAACAATTATGCTTCCTTTGTTCTGAATGCCATGTATGGCGGTGAAAATACAGAAGCATATAACGAAGCAATTAAACAGAAGCTTGCCGAATATGCGAAGGAGTTCAATAATCTCAGTCCTGAAGAAGCGCAGAAGATGGCAAGGTATGAGCTTGTTGCGGAGTACGCAAGACTTAACCTTGGCAAGAAAGAATTCCTGCGCGGTATTACTTCTACGGGGCTTGCAGGGAAATTCAGGGATGTTCTTTCCAATGCGATCGCGATGCTGAAAGGATATACACTTGACGCGGAAGGAAAGGCGAAGTATCAGGAACTGCGGAAAGCAATGAAGCTCCTGAACGAATGCATTAAGGAAAGAACGGAGCATATCAAAGAATCCAACAACGGGCATACCGGTCTTGTGCAGGCATCAATTACAGGATGGACTGACGCGACAGGCCTTACTCTTGAAGTAACAGACGATGACAGTCATGTGTACCGATTATTTAACAACGGTCAGGAAATCAAACCTGGTGAATACAAGGCTGAAATGGTGAAGGGTACGCCGGTTGGGAACCTGATTGACATGGCTGGTAAATCCAGGATTGAAACGTTGACAAACAGGCTTGAACGCGGAAAGATTTCAGAAAAAGAATACAACAAGCAATTAAATGAGATTGCAAAGACTGCGAAACAGCAGCGTGAGTATGTTGCCCAGATCATTAACATGATTGGTCAGTATCAGGATGCCGCAATGGTATGGGAGCTTGCTGGCAGTCTCGCATTCTCCAGCCTGAAAACAAACGGTGATCCACAGTATTCTGACAGCTATGACTTTGGTACGATCTGCACAAAAACACAAGCAATTCTGAACGCTATTTCACAGACGCAGATTGATCTTGGCAGAGCGCTGACCAAGGAAGAGATTGACGGCATTGTCTATGAAGAAGTAGGGAAAGGAGTGCAGGATAAGAATGGCAAGTGGATTCATGGTGCTACGCCTTGCCCGCCTTGCTATGTGTATGCCACATGGGTAAACAAGCCTGCACGGCTTGAAAAGGTAAGGCTGTATCAGCAGGAATGCGCAAACTGGACAAATGAACAGATTAATGAGTTCATGAATCGGCCTGCTCCTGAAGGACGGACAAAGTCCGAAACCAATGAACTGAAGACGGAACAGAATTCTCAGAAGCTTTGGATCAGCCTTTGTCTTGCGGATGAAGTGACCGATTCGGAAACCGGAAAGAAGACATGGGTACGAAAAGAGAATCCGGATATCTGTCCGAATGAAATCCTGCTTGACCTTCGCCGGTCTGGAGACATGGCGGTTCAACATCCGGGTACATGGACTTTCATGCAGAAGGGCGGCAACGCACAGGGTAAAGCAATCGCTCCGTATTCTGATGCAAGGCTTGGTGAAAGTATTGTTGCGAAGGCTATCGGAGCAAGCAAAGCAAATGAGCAACTGCTGGAAGATGAACGAAACGCAGGAAACAGTGAGTATATTCCGCAATTCCTGAATCCTTTCCTTTCTGCTGATCCGAATGATCAGAAACAAGCAGAGGCTTACTTCAAGAAAGCTATACAGAAAATCAAGGCACAGAACCTGAAGGGTGGTCAGCGCTGGCAAAGCTGGAGTGACTTCCGCGCAGAATGGGGCAGTGATTACCTGATGGAAATGATCACCATGCAGGCGCTTGGTTCCCAGGTGCAAACTTATACAAAGGTTGTGGAAGCCATTGATCTACTGGCAAGCGCTGGTTTTGAAGTGAATATGTCCCTGATGCCCCATGGTGATGGATTCTGGCACAATGAAGATGGAAGCATCAAGATTGATGAAGACGGAAACATGATGCTTCGGTTCTCCAATGTTACAGGTATCAATCCAGAAGCGGCAGAAGCCTTTGCCAGAAAGTATGGCGAAAAGGGTAATGTCCAGCCGATGGTTGTCGGTATCAGTGATGAGCATATCAAAGCCGCACTGGCAGGAAATTACATTACCTTTGTCATTCCGTTCCATGGTTCTGGCGGCAGTGTGCAGCGTCTTCAGCATCTGATGTCTTTGCTTCATGAACAGATGGAGTCCGGAAACGATTATACCAAGGCGCAATCCGATGACTTTGAAAACTATATTACTGTTGGCGAAGGCAAGACAAAAAAGAAGGTCAACACAAATCCTAACTGGACAATCCGTGAAATGATCCTGACAGGTGAATATGAGCACGCAACCGATGAGGAGATCGATGCGTTGGACAATCTGCCTCTCCTGAAGAAACTTTATGAAGACAGATATTTAAATGAAGATTCTGACGCATTCGGCGTATTCTTCAGCAAAGGTGAAGCACAGCAGATTTATCCGTATGAATATTGGGATACAAATACGACCCTTGCTACAGCGGATGAAAACAGTAAACTCTTCATTGATTACTGTAAGATGCTTGGCGTAATCCCGCGATTCTCCGGTCTGACAAAGACTGTAGGTAAAGGAAAGAATGCGCATGAGGTTGAATATGCAAATTTCTCCGGACGCAAAGTTGTCAATGGAGAGTCAACCTATGAACCTGTCAAGGGTTATTGGAAACTTCTGATTGACCGGCCTATGTACAACCGGGTGTATGATGAGAACGGAAAGATTATTCCTGAAAAGTGTACTTATCATAAACCGCAGGCTGTAAGCACTGCTGATATTAATATCGGTGCAATGCCTATGGCAGCAAATAATACTGTTGGGCATTCGGATGATGATACCAGAGCGATCAGCGAACGGATTATTCAGCGAATTGAAATGACAAGCGGTCAGAATGAAGCTGCTGGGAGTGCTGTTGATCTTGAGCAGAATGCTGAAGCGATTAACAAAGCTATAAATGAAGAAAGCGGCGTTCAGAAATCAGACATTTCTGAACAGAAATCACAGCTTGGTGATCTCAGCAAAGACGAAATGGATAAGCTCCTGATCGATGCCGGCATTATAACAGAGAAAGAACTGAAACGACTGAACCGTACCGATCGTGGTGAAGGTGAGAGACAGTTTAACACAGTCACGGGCCCGAAGAGCGATGTGTTTGACGAACGGGCTATGCAGTATATCCAGAATCACAACAGGTACATTCAGGATACCAACAGTGCGGAGCTGTCAAGAGCAATTAAATGGGTCACAGACAAGGCAACAGAAGAAGACCCTGATGGTTATCAACACGCTCTTACCACAGTTACTGACAGTTCATTCAACTATCATTCAAAGGACGGTCAGGCGAGAATGATTGTCATGATGGGCATGGCTGCTGCAAAGGGTGATGTCCATGCACAGGTTGAGCTTCTTCGAGATTATGGCAGACAAGGCACAACGCTTGCTCAAGCATTACAGGCCCGCAAACTGTTCACGTTGATGACTCCCCAGGGCAGAATGCTTGCGATGGAGCGAATGCTGAATAATACCCAGAATGAAATAAACAAGAAAGGCACAAACATTAAGCTTGCTTTTGCAGACTGGGTATATCAGGCTGCCGCGAATGCTGAATCTGAAGAGGACTTTGATAGGGTCCGTCAGATGGCAATCAATGAACTTGCTCAACAGATTCCCGCAAACTGGAAAGATCGCATTCGTAGTCTTCGTATGCTGTCCATGCTTGCTAACCCCAGAACGCACATCCGGAATATCATTGGCAACATGATGTTTATGCCTGCGGTCAGCATGAAAAACAAGATTGGCGCCTTAATGGAACTTGGTAAACCGCAAGGTGAACGGACAAAGACTCTTTCGATCAGGCTTTCTGATTCTATCCGTCAGTTTACCAGACAAGACGCTGACAATATCAAGGGTATCCTGACTGGTGAAGCGAAATTCAATGAAGCAACAAAGATTCGGAAAGCACAAACAAAGCTTGGCACGGCTTTGGACTGGATTTCTGATCTGAATAGCAAAGCTCTTGAAAAAGAAGACTGGTGGTTCCTTAAACCTCACTATGCCAGAGCGCTTGGCGGCTGGATGCAGGCCAATGGCTACACTGTTGAACAGATGCAGAGCAATCCGGAGCTTCTGGAGAAAGGCCGCGCATATGCTGTTGAAGAAGCGCAGAAGGCAACTTACCGCGACTTCAATAAGGTTTCCAAGATTCTTAATGATGTCAGCAGACAGGGTGGTATTGCTGGATTCGCTGTTGACGCGATCCTGCCGTTCAAAAAGACACCTGCAAACATCCTGCGGCGCGGTATTGAGTACAGTCCTGCCGGCATAGTGAAATCACTGACTGCTGATATGTATCATATGAAACAGTATCAGGATTACCAGAATGGCAAACTGAATGAGCTGCCTGAGAAAGCGATCTCTCCGAATCAGTTTATTGATCATTTGTGCGCCGGGTTAAGCGGTACGGCAATCATGACGCTTGGTTTCCTGCTTGCGGGAACAGGCGCTGTCAGCGCTGGGCTTGGTGATGACGATGATGAATTTGAGAAGGCGAAAGGTGCTCAGAAGTACGCGATCAATCCAGGGAAGGCTATGAACAATCTTTTCCACACAAAACTGTTTGGAGAAGATGTAACCTATACCATGGATTGGGCTGCTCCGATGTCAATGCCTTTCTTTGTTGGGGCTGCAATTCGTGATCAGATGGAAAATGGCGGCGATCTCGATATCGATGGAATCATCAATGCCTTCGGTAATATTACTGAACCTGTGACCAACCTAACGATGCTTGACGGTGTGAATACACTGTTCAAGACCAGTCAGTATGATGATACCAACACGCTGACCCAGATTGGTGCGAAAACGCTGACAAACTATGTGACAAGCTATGTTCCGTCAGCACTTGGTGCTATTGCAAGAACGTTCTTTGATGATAAGACCAGGAAGGCTTATGTAGAGAGCGGAAAAGGAACCGGAATCATGGGAACACTGCGCTATGCCATTGAGCAAACGCAAAACAAGATTCCTATCCTGAATAGACAGAACATTGCGGCCCGTGATATCTGGGGCAACGAGAAGACCAGTTCGTTTATCGAACGACTCTTTGAGAACTTCATTTCTCCCGGCTACATTGAGCATTATGAGGAAGACCCGATCATCAATGAGATGAGCAGACTGTATGATAAGACCGGTAGTAAGGATATGCTCCTCAAACCAGACCCGGCAAAAAGTTTCTCTTTCACTGTTGGCGGTGAGAAGCATGAGTATAAGCTGACAGATAAACAATGGGATCAGTACAAGGCTTCACGGAATAACACAGCTTATCTTCTGCTTTCTGAGCTGCTGAACAGCAGTGATTATCAGAATGCCAATGACAATATCAAGGTACAAATGATTGACAATGTCTGGGATTATGCTGACAAGATTGGAAAGAAAGCTGTTGCTTCCGAGTACGAACTGAAGGATTATGGAGAAAATGCCATAGGCGAGATCTCCAGAGAAAGCAGGATTACCGGATACAAAAATGAAATCATTAAAGCTTTGAACGCCGGTGATTATGATGCCTATGATACGATGCTGGAAGCCATTCGTGAAGAGTATGATGAAGAGAAAGACGCAGACTCTGTTGTAAAGACAAAGATTGGTGACACATACAGAGAAAAGTGGAAGAAGGCGTACCGGGACAATGATTATGTCACAATGAACGAGATCGAGGATATCCTGGACAACACTGGATTCACTTTCAACATCTACGGCAAAGACGGCTGGATGGAAAAAGAAGACGAAAAAATGGGCAACTAACACGACCGCCCCGGAGAAATCCGGGGCATTTTTTTATTCGGTTATTACTACCTTATTACTACCAACGAACCATCAAACCGTTGAAAAATAACGATGATGACATGACTACGAATCAAAAGGTCGTGGGTTCGAATCCCGCCGGGCTCACCAAAATGAGGGTCTCTTCGGAGGCCCTCTTTTCTTTGCATTTCAACGGTTTCAGGCGCTTTATAAGCGTTTTCAAGGGAGTTCTTATGATGATAAAATCTGTTCCGTAAAGTGTTTTCAAATTTGGCTATTACTACCTTATTACTACCAAATTTCCGCACAAAAAATCAAAACGATTTTGTAATGCTATTCAGTTCGACCAAATCGGTTGACTGATATTTTGTCTGCGTGAAAGTGTAATCGCTGTGACCGGCCAGCGCCGCTTTGTCGATATCATTGCCTGCGGCATTCTTCAGTTTGTTCGTAAAGGTGTGCCGTGCGGAATAGGGAACCTTCTTGTCCGAAAGGCCAAGCGAAACCATCATCGGCTTAAAGACAATCTCCCGAAGATAATTGTCCGTCATCTGCTTGAATCCGAGGAAAGAAGGGACAGGCCTGTCTTTTGACGGTCTTTCGAACTGATACTGCGGGAAAAGAAGATCCGTTCCCGGCACATATACTCTGTCGAGAATGATCGGAAGGATCTTCGGCGGGATTGTGACGATACGGTTCCGTCCGGCATCCGTCTTTTTCCCTTCCACAAGATACCAGATGTCGTTTTTGCTGTCGTGATGAAGTTGTTCCTTCCTGATTTCCAACAGTTCCCCTGGACGAAAACCAAGAAAGCACAGGCAGTAAATGTATTCTGCGTAACGGATCGTTCCGATGGCGTTGTAGATCGCTTTGACTTCATCCTCTGTCAGCGCTTCACGTTTCTTTGACTTTCCTTTACCAGTGTACAGGTTGTCCGTGATCTTACGCTCTACATACTTCCGGTCGAAGGCGTATCCCCACAACAGACCGGCTAAAACCTTCATCATCTGGTGTGTGCGTTTTCCGGCCTTACAAGCGTCCATACAGGCTTGAAGGTCTCCGGTAGTAATAGAATCCATCAGACGGTCGTGAAGGGGATGGAAGTGGGCATAGGCGGCTTTATAACCGCTCATGGACTTTACCCGTGGTGTGTACCAGGGTTCCCATTCGGTATATATCTGCTGCAAGGTCTTCGGTTCGATGGTCTGGACATTGTTCAGCAGTTCTGACCGCATGATGGCACAATAAGAAAGAGCGGCTGATTTCGATGGGAAGCCACTCTTCTTGCGTTGCTGGCGATTCGGATTGTAGACAACGACATGGGCGATGTAGGACTTTTTGTTCGGAGCCAGGTAGGCTGTGCCTTGTCCGTTACCGCGCTGTTTCGCCTTGTGCTTGCTTGGGGAATCGCCTTGCTTTCTGCCACAGTAGGGACAGAAGATGGCATCGTCCTGGACGCTCTTCCCGCATTTAATGCAGTTCATCGCTTTCGCCTTCCATCAATGCCAGTAAGATGTTCATAGCCTTTCTGCGATTTGTCTGTGCAGTATCAACAAGATAATCAAGGAAACGGTCCAGGAATTCTTGGTCTTTTTTACTAAGCCTTTTTCCAAAGAAAGTTGGTGGATCATCAAGTGTTGGTCTTTTCCTTGGATCATCATAACCAAGCAACCATGTAACGCTTACATTAAAATATTCTGATACTGCCACTATTGTCAGGTCCTTTGGCGATCTTGCACCTGTTCTCCATGCACTGATAGTCTGGTTTGAGACCTTTAAATCTTTTGCCAGTTCGACTGTTGTCTTACCGCTTTCTTCCATTAACTGTGAAAAACGCTCTTTGAACGTTGATACTTTTAAGTGAGTGTACTTATCCTTAGCCATAGCCTTACCTTCCTCCCCGGTCATATTCTACCACAATGTAAAAATTTTTGTCAACTTTCTCCCACAAAGTGGTTGACAGGCACTATATGATGTGGTAAGATGTGACCGATCCACAATGTGGGAGAAATTAATAGAGAGGAGGGCGGCACATGGAGAACCTTCTGCGAGGGGCTGTTTTGACGAAATTTCCGAACATTACCAGCTTCGCAAAAGCCATGAAATGGGACCGGAAAAAGGCTTCCAGGATCGTTAACCACGTTCAGAGACCTACGGCTGACGATATGGAACGGATGGCATTATGCCTTGACATCCAGGATTCGGACACTTTTATGCGTATTTTTTTACCTTCGGTTCCCACAATGTGGGAGAAACACACTAATTAAAGATTCGAAAGAGGAATGAAAAATGACTACTGTGACTGATGCGTGTTGGGAGTACACGAACGAGATGGCAATGAAAGCGGTTAGCTTCGGCGTTGCGCTGAAGTATATCCGGGCCGCGATTGAAAATCCGGACATGACCGCAGAGCAGAAACTCCACGATGTCGAGATTTCTCTGCGGCTGCATAAGAAGGAACTGGATTCCTTCCTGAAAGCCGGTGAGAACAGTGACGAGTGAGGAAGCGGTGGCCTTCCTCAAAGGCTTACCGAGTGAAACGATCAGTCCTTCCGTGCTGGCAGTCGTGGCCGGTGGTGATCCGTATTCGTATAACATTGCTGCCAAAAACGGCAAGCTGGACATCCCACACTTCTGGCGCGGAAGGAATTTGAGAATCTGGAAGGGTCCGGTGATCCGGATGATTGGGGGTGATCCGCAATGTGGCTTGACACAAAAGACCAACTTCCTGGGCAAATGACGATCTACGATTTTTTATGCGGGGGGGGGGTGTAGAAGATGATCGAGATCAAGTTCCAGGGCAACACAATGGAGAACATTTTGCGGCAGATCGCAGCGTTCTCCGAGCGGGTGGAAGTGAAGGAAATCCGGAAGGGGAAACACGAACAGCCACGCCCTGTGTTCTTCTCAGAGGAAGAGCAGGCGAAAATGGTCGGATACAAAAACCGGGGCCTGTGACGGCAGACCTCGGAAGGGAAAATGAAAGCAATGGCGCGGTAGCACATCACTAACATCATGTGTATTTTACACGGAAAGTTGAGGAAAAACAAGACATGGGTATTGGAGTATTGGTTCTTGGCGAAAGCGGCAGCGGAAAGACCACTGCCATACGCAACCTGGACAAGGCGAAAACAATTATCTGCCAGGTAGAGAAACAGCGTCTTCCTTTTAAAGAAGTATTTCCGAACGTTTTGAAGCGGGCAACGTATCCCACCATTGTGGCGGCCTTCAAGGAAAGCAATTTCAAAACCTTCGTTATCGATGATTCGCAGTATCTGCTGGTTAATGAATTCTTCGACAAGGCGAATGAGAAGGGATACGACAAGTTCACCAGCATCGCGCTGAACTTCCGGAACCTGATCCATTGGGTGAACATCGGCCTTCCGGACGATGTGATCGTGTACTTCCTTCATCACAGCCAGGTGGATGAGTACGGCCGGACAAAAGCGAAGACCATCGGAAAGATGCTGGATGAAAAACTGACGGTGGAAGGATGCTTCGACATTGTTCTAAAGACAGAGCATGACCAGAACGGCTGGTGGTTCCGGACGCACAGTGCCGGAAATGATCCGGTGAAAACGCCAGCGGAAATGTTCAGCGATGACCTGATTCCAAACGACCTTGCGCTGGTTGAGAAAGCCATCCGGGAGTACTACGGAATGACGGAGGAAAAGAAAAAATGACAAGCTATAGCTACACCGATGAGGATAATGCCCCAATGAATGATGAAGCATGGCAGGCAGCCAGGGCAGAAATCCGGACAGCAGATGCTCCGCTTCCGTTTAACAGTCCCAAGAAGGAGCAGAACTGCCATGAGTACTGCCGGTTCAGCCGGATGTGCCGGTATGACAAGGGATCAGCTGGACGCGATCCGGACAACTGCATAACCTACATCAAGCTGGAAGAGATCGAATGGGATGTGACCTGGGAACGGATGCATCCGGACGAGGACGAACTGCCGTTCACCGATCCGGACGAACCGGACGAAAGCGAATGGGAGGAAGATGATGGCGAAATATGACAGGTCGACCATCCACTATGTGACGGTGGAATTCCCAATGGTGATCAATTTTCCGTCAGACCGGATCGTCTGTGACCTTTGCCCCTTCTGCCACACGGAGAACAGCGGAACACGGTTCAGGTGCCTTCAGACCGGCGAAATACTGCCATTCCACAATGTGGATTACGGCATTCGCTGTCCGCTTCCGCTTCCCAGGCAGATGCCGGAAGGAGGTGATAACGATTCCGTCTGAAGAGTACAAGGAATATCTCAGGTCGGACACATGGCAGAAGCTCCGGTCCAAACGCCTGCTGATAGACCAGTACAAATGCCAGCGGTGCGGCAGTCCGTTCCACCTTCAGGTGCATCACATCCGGTATGTTCAGTACCTTGGCCTGGAAGATCCTTACCGCGATCTGATAACCCTTTGCGAAAGCTGCCACGAATCCATTGAGGAAGAAAAGCGGAGACATAAGCAGGAGATCATCGCATACTGGGACAGCAAGAAGGAAGAATGGGACCGCGAAAAGGTCAACCGGCAGAAACGGTACGAACGCCATGAGGAACTGATCCGACAGTTCATCGAGGAACACAAAAAGTATGACACTTCCAACGTTGGCGAAGGGATGCGGAACTACTGCGACCTGAACATTATCAAGCGCGACTTCTATCCATGGATGCGCGAACACGGCGCGGAGGAATTCGATGACGGATACATCAGCGGATGCGGAAAGGTCCAGGAATACTTCCGGAACAGAAAGTATGAAGTGATCCTGAAGCTGATGGAAAAAGGATACACCGCCTACCAGGTTCACTGCGCGACACTGTTTACCGATCAAATGATTTACAAGATTTACAGAGACCCTGACAAAGCCAGAGAAGCATTAGAAAAAGAAAGAGAGGACAACAAACATGATTAAACCCAGCAATTTTGAAAACATCCAGACAGGCGATTTCGTTCCCCCGGCCATCGGCGGTCATCACATGATCATTAAACAGGTGAAAGAGCAGGAAACCCGGACCGGCAAACCCATGCTGGTGATCCTGGTTGACTTCGCCGACAACGACAGCCAGCCGAAGTACTTCAGCAAACTGTTTGATGCTGACATCCGTCCGGAGAAGAAATGGCCCCATGCCGGTGTGATCTATGTGGTCAGCGTGGATGCCAGCGGTCAGTGCAGCCGGAATTTCAAAACCTTTATTACCAGCTTTGAGCGGTCCAATGGCTGCGAGGTGAAGTGGGGAGAAGGCCCCGCGTTCTGCGAACAGTTCCGTGGGAAAAAGATCGGCGGTGTGTATGGCCGGGTTGAAGAAGAATTCAACGGTGAACGGAAGATAAGGATACTGCTCCGCTGGTTCTGCGAGGATGCCCGCGCTGATAATGCCAAGGGGCCTGCGGATAAACTGCTTCCGACCGCACCGGCAACCAGCGTCACTTCCATCCCTGCTCCGGCGGTCCCTGAACCGACCTTCACCCAGGTCAATGTCGAAGAGCTTCCGTGGTAACAACCATCCAGATCGATACCAGGGAACATCGGAAAGAAGTTGTCCGGATCGAACGGCAATTCGATGCCATGGGTGTAAGGCACTTTCGGTCGAAGCTTTTCTGCGGTGACTACCAGTCTCTCGACAACGGGCGGCTGGTAGTTGACCGCAAGAAAGACTTGCAGGAAATCATTTCTAATGTCACTGTTCAGCACGACCGTTTTCGCCGGGAATTGATCAGGGCATCGCAAGCTGGTATCAAAATCATCGTCCTCTGTGAGCATGGAGACGGCATACACAGCCTTGATGATGTGGAAGGATGGCACAATCCACGGCTCGACATCAAAAAGTTCGATGTGGTGGACGGACGGCCATGCAAGGTGCAGGCATATCCGAACGCCACAACAGGTGACCGGCTGGCAAAGACACTCCGGTCCATCAGTGAGACATACGATGTCCGGTTCCTTTTCTGCAACCCATCGGAGACAGGGGGGACCATTGTCAGATTATTAACGGAAGGAGAAACATAGATGGATAGCCTTAAACCATGCCCGTTTTGCGGGGAGAAGGGAATAATCCTTAATTCGCTTGATGGACACTATTCAGCAGTCTGTAGTAACTATAAATGTAAAGCAAACATAACAATAGCATATGGAAAAAGAGAAAGACTGCGTGAACCATCGGTTTTTATCAACAAAACAGGAAGACTAAGTCAGCAAGAGAGAGCCAGGGAGATGGCAGTCAAGCTGTGGAACACACGGTCGGACGGTGAAACTGATGGCTGACAAGCGGAAAGGGTACGTGATCATGTGGCGATCATCCTGGGACAATCCTCTTTTCGCCGATGAGAAAGCGAACCACTACAGCGCTTGGAGCTATCTGATATCCCATGCCAGCTATAAGGATACCGTCATTCAGATACGGAATGAAACCATCCAGATAAAGCGCGGTCAGTTGTTCACATCCATCAGGAAACTGGCTGAAAAATGGCACTGGGACAAAGACACAGTTACCCGCTTTCTTAGGGACACCGAAAACCAGGGTATGACCCTTACTTGCGCGACACACAATGGGACACTGATAACATTGCTCAACTATAGTAAATATCAGGACTTCAGCGTTTCCAAGCGTGAGTATGGGGACACGGATGGGGACACGGACACGGACACGGGGACAGACACGGATGGGGACACGAATGCCCCACATATAAATAAATATAAATACATTAGTAAATCCATTACAAACGAATCTAAAAAAGAACCGCCGCCGCTGCGGCGGGAGGCGGGGAGGATTTACGAACGATGAGTGAGACGGTCAAACTGATCGATGAACAGATGATCCGGCGGGCTGTTGCCACATTGGTTCCAGCTGGTCATGTGTTCGAGGTCCGGATCATCGGAAAGCGTGGGAAGGCGAAACCGATCAGCGGATACTTCACGGATGCCGAGACGCTGATCAAGGCGATGGGAACGGTGGACCTGCGGAATGTGAATGTGTACATCACGCTCCAGGCGGTCAGCGAGGACTGCTACAGCCGAAGCCAGCACGATTGCTTTATGGCTGGCGCGACATCGACAACGGACAGCGATATCGAGGCGTATAACTGGTTATTTGTCGATCTGGACCCTGTGAGAAAGGCAGAGATATCCAGCACGGCAGAGGAACTGGATGAGGCAACTGCGCTGGCAAAGCGGGTATATGACTACCTGAAGTGCCTGGGATTCGAAGAGCCGCTGGTTGCGTTCAGCGGGAACGGTCTGCATCTACTGTACAACATCGGCCTTGAGAATACCGAGGAGAACGCCGATCTGATCCACCGCTGCCTGATGGCGCTGGATATGCAATTCAGCACGGACGGTGTGAAGATCGATACGGTTAACTACAACGCCAGCAGGATATGTAAGCTGTACGGTACGCTGGCCCAGAAGGGTGCGAACACTCCCAAGCGGCCACACAGGATGTCACAGATCATCGGCAAAGACCGGGAGTACGCACAGACCAAGAAGGTGTACCTGGAAGAACTGGCCAGCGCGGTACAGATCGAAAAGGTAAAGCCAGAGCGGTACAACAACTATAATCCGTCAGCGTTCGATGTCGGCGCATGGCTGGATAAGCATGGAATGCGGTACACGGAGAAGAGTTTTCCGGACGGCGGCAGGAAGTTCGTGCTGGATGAATGCCCGTTCAATCCGGAACACACGGCTCCGGACAGCATGATCATCCAGCAGACCGGCGGCCAGATCGGATTCAAGTGCCTGCACAACTCATGCAGGGGCATGACATGGAATGACCTGTGGCGCAAGATCGATCCGCAGACATACAGCACGGTTTCTGCGGAAGCCGATAAACGGATCGAGGAAGGATGGAAACAGCACAACGCCAGCAGGACCGACATAAAGTACGCCGATGCGGTGCCAGGTGAATCCACGGAGCCGGTCTGGTACACGGCTGAGATGATCGCGAACAAGCCGAAGAAAAACCGAACGTTCATCAAAACCGGGTGCAACGAACTGGACTACAAGATGTACGGACTGGAAAAGGGATGCCTGTCATTGCTGTCCGGCCTGCGCGGAGGCGGGAAGTCAACACTGCTGAACGGATGGATGCTGAACGCCATCGAATACGGTCACACGGTAGTCTGCTACAGCGGTGAATTGTCCGAAGAAGCGTTTATGCGCTGGATGAATCTGTCTGCGGCAGGAAAGGCGAACGTTGTGCCGGTCACACAGTACGACAATATGTACGAGGTGACGCAGTCTGTCGAGCTTGAGATATCCAGGTGGATTGGGAATAAGCTATGGCTGTACAACAACAATTACGGCCATCGATATGAACAGGTGATGAAATGGGTCCGGGAAAAGGTCGAGGAAACTAAGGCCGACCTGGTGATCATTGACAACATCATGTCCATGGATTTGTCAGAGCTTGACCGGGATAAGTACGAAGCACAGACGCGGTTTATGTGGTCGCTGAAACACCTGGCAAGACAGACGAATGCTCATGTACTGTTCGTTGCCCATCCACGGAAGGCCGCCGGTTTCCTCCGGCTGGATGATGTCAGCGGATCGGCGAACATCGGAAACATCGTGGACAATGCGTTCATCGTTCACCGGAACAATGATGATTTCAAGAACCGGACGAAAGCGGATTTCAAGCGGCCAGATGACTGGGTCGGTTATCAGGGAACAAACGCCATCGAAATCTGCAAGAACAGGGAAGGCGGCGCAATGGATTACTTCATTCCGCTGTTCTACGAAACGGAAACAAAACGCTTGAAGAACTATGCCAGCGAGAACGTGGTCTACGGATGGGATCACAGCAATATCCCGGATGGATTTACATCAGTGAATGAGGAGGTGCCATGGTGACGGACACTGGTAACTTATTCGGTACGGAATGCAAATGCGCGATCTGCGGAAAGGAATTCATCAAATATCCGACATGGGTTTATAAAGCCGGTGTGGGATATGGAATCAAGTTTTTCTGCTCTTGGGGATGTCTCCGGCAGTTTGAGAAGAAGAAGATCGGACGCAGGGACCGCGAGGATAAAATCCGGCAGGCGGTGGCAGACGGACTGACGATCAGCGAGATCGCCAATCTGATGAGCATGGATCGGCGAAGCGTGACTTACTGGGTAGAAAAGATTGCAAAGGAGAATGCGGAGCATGAACGCAAAACAGAGCCTGAAGCTTGCGGCAAAGAAGATTGAGGAACAGGAAGACTATATCCGGCGCTGTGTGGCCGACATCAGGGCATACAACCAGGTGATCGAACTTATGATCACCGGGAGAAGCGCCTGCGAATGGTGCGAAGATCGTGCTGAATGCCAGCTGAAGGCAAAAGAAGAAGGCAAGGGTTGCGATGAATGGATGTTGGCAATGGATTTAAGGGGGATTGAAAGCTATGACGAAACAAAGATGGTTTTTGTGCGCGATAATCCTGCTGATCCTGCTGGTGATGACGGCTCCGGCAGCGAGAGCAGAGGAAACGGTGTGGGTGATCTGTCAGCCGGACTCGATGGTGAACATCAGGAGGAACCCGTCCGGGAGGAGTGAGATTGTCGGATTCGCTGATCCGGGCGATTCATTCACAACGGATGGCCTGACAAGGCGCGGTTTCCTGCACGTTTACGCCAGCATTGAAGGCGGGGAAGGATGGATCAGCCTGGGATACATTGTCCACGATGAGCCGATCCGGGCGAATGAACGTAGGGTGATTGAAGGCCGGGGCCGGGTGAAGGCAAGACGGACGGTCAACGGGAAACGCCGGTGCTGGCTGAAGCCTGGTGACGAAGTGACGGTGTACTTCTTTGCGGAGTGGTGCGTTACATCAGCCGGGTTCGTCTACTATGAATTCATAGGCGGGTGATTCGATGACAGCAAAGGAATATCTTCAGCGGGTTGCTCATGCTGAACGGGAAATCAAAACCATCCAGGCCCGGCTCCGTCACTACCGGGAAATGGGCCTGGGTTCCCCAGGCAATATGACTAATACCCCTGTAACGCATTCTAAGGGGTCTTCCACCACGGAGATGGCCGCGATAGGCATCGTTGATACCCTGAACGCCTTGAACGCGAATTTGGGGGCGTATACGGTCATTGTGGATGATGCTGAAAAACTGATTGAGAAGGTGCCGCAGGAAACGTACAGAAGATTGCTCACGCTCCGGTATCTTTGCGGGATGTCTTTCCGGTCTGTCAGCGATGAGTTGAATTATACGGACCGTAACAGTATTTACCGGGCGCATGGGTATGCCTTGTTGGAATTCGGGAAGGTTATGCGCCTGGAGCAGAAATGAAGCAATAAGTGAGAAGGAGAAAATATGAATCAATGGGTGAAAGTGCCAGATTATCAACCAATGATTGGAACAGAATGTATGGTGTGTGGGAAAGAAATAAATCTTGGATATGTAACCAACGCACTTGTTCCAATGATGTGCGAAGAGTGCAAGGAAGCAATCAAGTTTGCCAAGGAACTAATGAATGACGCTTTAAATGCGAGGTGAGAACATGAGAGTTGAATGTTGGTTTGATGATGATGACACGATTAACAGAAACAGAAACAAGTTAAGGGTATCGAGTGCAAATGGATATCCGCAATGCGTAGAGGTTGCAATCCTTGATATTGAAGGTGGAACAGCAATCGAGGAAACAATAGTCGATGGTCTTGAACTTATCAAGGCTATTCAGAATGCAATGAATAAGTGATTCAAACATAAAGGCAACAATGAAGCAATAAAGCAGAAATGGAAGTGATGAAATGGACAGACAGAAGGTTATAAACGAATTAAATGATTGCCTTGAGAATCAACACATTGCATTTATGGATGGTGTTGGCGATATTTATGCGGTTTCTGAAGAAACTATTAGAAATGTCATTGCCATGCTGAAAGAACAGGAAAGCATTATTGAATCGCTTAAATCAGACTTGCATGAAACGTTAGAGGTTGTATCCGGACGATTGAACGTTGTTAGGTGCAAGGATTGCAAACACAGACCGACAAAACCTGATTACTTTGAGAATGGATTGGATTTGGAGTTTCCTGACGATAAATGTCCTTGCGAATGTGAAGACGGTTGGTATTCATGGTATCCATCAGATGATTGGTTCTGTGCAGGCGGGGAACGCATTTAAAGGCGGCTATGAAGCTTTAAAACAGAAACGGAAGTGAAGTGGAAATGAAATCTGATTTTTGGGACGGTTTTTGTGACGGACTGCTTATCGGAATGTTGGTTGCATTTTTAATTGTGGCGGTAACGATAAACATTTAATCCAATGCAAACCAACGCATAAAAATGTGTGTTGGATGTGCGTTGAAATGAGACTTTAAGTGAGGTGATAGTAATGGCATTAGTGCTTTATTTGGACGATGCTATGAATGTTTTACTTGGGCATGAGTTTATAGACAAAGAATACGTTGATGACGATGGTAATGCTGAAGTAGTAAGGAGTGAATTAGAACAAAAATGTTATTCCGTATTGCCGTCCAAAGACGACAAAGAAATGGACAAAATGAGAATTGAGAACAGTGAATTGATTCAGCGTGTTCTGCAACTTGAAAAAGAATTGGCAAGAGAACGGTCATACAACTATGCTATCGTGACCGTTATTAAAAACAATTATCCAACTTAAAGGCGGCAATACAAGCGAAAGGATGATTTCATGAAAGACGAATACAAATACCAGGCATACATAGGCGATCCACCTGAACAGATGTGCTTTGTGGATGACGCAATCGAAGTAAGTTATTTCGTGAAAGCTCTGGAAACACGGCTGAAATACTGTCCGGATCAAAAGGTCGGAATCATTGTTTCGGCTGAATCAGCGAGAAGGATTCTGGAAGCATTAAAGAATGCTATAAGAGAGGGAAAGATATGACATATAGCAAAGGACAAAAGATGATTTCCATTGAGAGAAAACCGCTGTTCGGAAAGGTTAAACCGGAATTGTATATCGGTGAAGGGAACGAGTTGCTGAAGGTGGCTTGCTTTGGAAGCGTTGAAAAAGCAGAAAAGTTTGAAGAATGGCTACAGTATTTCTTCGGTGACAGGCTGGTAAAAGACGATGTGACTTAAATGCAGTAAAAAGGACCGGGGATCATTCCCCGGCCTTCTTCATGTCTTCCCTGATCAGCCGCTTCAGGTACCCTTGGATGCCTTCTGTTTCTTTCAGTTCTTCCAGACGCTGGATGATGTCCGCGTCTGTTTTGTTGTTCAGCTTCAGGTTTACCCGGCGAGTGTTCTGCCGGTCATAATTTGGATTGCCCATGTACTCACCCCTTCTTCAGTTTAGCATGGCTGTCAA